AGGGAGAAGAAGGGGGGTCGTGACATATTCACAATCAACCCGTCGAAGTTGGTCGGCGAGGGAGAGGGCGAGTCCAGCGTGTCGATGGAGACTCTGTCACTGCTCGCCAAGAGTTTCCCACCAGTCCACCTCGCACACGGTATAGACATAGAGGACAGAGCGATAGTCGTCACCCTCCCCACGGAGAGCCAAGTCACCTACACACTCGAGAAGAGCAGCCTAGGCCATTGGGTTCACTCACCGACAACTCCGCTCTCTGACATGGGCATGGATACTTACAGCATAGAACTATCCGAGAGCCTCAAGCCCTTCTGGGGAGAGGTTGCCAGCATGATGCTGAAGGGTAAGATTGAGCGCCAGAAAGAAACTGAGAGCGAAGTAACCCCATCAGAGGAGCAGCAGGAGCACCACAGGCGCAAGGTGGAGGGCGAGAGCGCGGGTATAATCAAGCCCGGAGACAAGAACATCCTACTCAAACCCAAGATGAAGAAGGCGCTGGAGGTCCTCGAGAGGGCTCTCGACGTGCTCGAGAAGGAGCAGATGTTCAACACCACAGGAGCCAAGGGTCTTGGTATCGACTTGGGCGGAGGGACAGAGAGCCCTAGGGGCCCAACGAGACTGACCTCGGAGATGTCGCTCCCCGACTGGGACATGAAGGAAAGACCGGAGGAGGACCCGGAAGAGGAGTATCCGAAGGCGAGAGAACTCAGGAGAAGGAAGAAAGGCTCTAAGTCAAGCGATTCTGAACATAAAACTAATCCAGAGCAGGAATAATACATTGCCGCTTCATATATGTAGTATGACAAGACCAAGTGTGATATGTGTTGTCACAACCACTACGTGCAACAGGGGAGTCAAATCTTCGGTTGCTCAAGGGTGGTGACCTCGTCGTCGCTGGATATGCCAGCGTCGAAGTGGTAGACAAACAAGGCGACAAAATAACCAAGCAAGCACTCAAAGACGCATTCAAGAAATACATGGAGGACCCGAAGTTCAGAAACGTGCAACTAGCGCATTCAAACATACAAGTCGGGGAAGTAATACCATCATACACTGATAACGAAGGGAGGTTCTGGAAAAGCGAGGTTGACGATGTCGGGATGTTCGTGGTAGTATCACTGCGAGACGACATCGAGAAAGCAAAGGAAGTCGCTGCGGAAATCAGGAAGGGAGCCCTTCGTGGATTCAGCATCGGTGGTCAGGCATTCAAAAGAGTGAGGAAGTCGGACCCCGAGCATGGAGACTACCAAGAAATCAGCAAGTTAGAACTACATGAGATTACAATCTGCGAACGAGGCATTAATCCAGAAGCGACGTTCAAGATTCTTAAAGAAGATAAAAAACAAAACAAGGTGACAAAAATGACAGAAGACAACGACGTAATGACGCAAATGACAGACGTTCTTTCACGTCTAGAAGGTCGTCTAGATGCATTTGAGAAAGGCATGCCTGCTGGACTCAAAGAGCACATGGAAGACAAGAAGGACGACAAGAAAGAAGAGAAAGATGACAAGAAGAAAACCGAGGACGTTGAAAAGTCCGAAGAGTACTCTGATGTCATCTCCTCAGAATATCTCGATTGGATGGAGAACACCCTCAAGTCCGCTGGTGTGGACATAACAGGTGCTCGAACCCACTTCGACGATGTGGCAAAAGGCAACCTAGGCTCAGACCCCAAAGTTATCGGAGACGGTGGCTCCTACTTCGGTGGGCAAGCACCCGGTAGAGAAACTGAAGACGGCAAGCCGGAAGTTCCCAAGGCCGAGTTCGGCGCTGGTGGCAAGGGCAAGAAGTCCAAAGTCGCAAAATCCGACTACCTGACCCCAGACGCTGTTTCCTCCGCTGACGTGGAAGCCGCATACGAGGTATACAAGGCCGCTATGCTCGAGGCAGAGTTGAAGAAATCCCTAGAAGGGGAGTTCTCACACCGCTACGAGTCAGAGCGCAGTGCTGAAATCACCAAGGCTGCGGCCCTAGAGTTCGACGCACGTGGTCCACTTGACGAGATACAGAAGTCCATCGCCTCTCTAGCAGAGCGCGTCGAGGCTATCAGTGCTCCAGCAGAATCCGGTGAGACAATCACCAAGTCCGCTGCTGTACCATCCGTAGAAATTCCCTCCACTGCTGACCTAGCGTCAATGTCGTGGGACGAGGTGCACAACCTCGCAACAAAGGCCTTCAGGGGGGCCTGAATAAGCAACAGAGGTGATTATGAATGGCACGAGATTACGTACGAACGATAACAGACATGGAGCGCTACTACTATGGCGCTGGAAACGCAATGGGATACTCCTACTCCGGTAGCGAGTTGCTCAAGGCCGACAGCCCTATGCTGTCCACGACTGCTGGTACATACCAAGCAATCTACGGGCGCAAGGTCTGGTCGCAGTTGAACCAAGAGTTCAACGCCTTCAGCATCCTACCAAAGAGGCCTTGGGACAGGTCGGGATGGAGAGTCATCACCGGTAAGCCCAACGGCGGAGCACTCCACGGCGGCGTAGCAGAGAACGGCACTCTTCCTGAAACAGTGAAGCCTGTCTTCCAGCACGTTGCTGCAAAGCCCAAGACGATTGCACACACCTTCGACATGTCGGAGACCGCAATCTTCCTCGCCGACAAGGACGACGGCCTCGGAGACATCCGAGCAGTCATGAAGGAAGAGATGGGTAAGCACCACGCTGAGATGGTCAACAAGATGCTCCTCACGGACGTCACGACCGCTGCTGGAAACAACTTCGAGTCTCTGGACCGAGTTACGACTGGTAACACGAACATGGTGTCTGGTACTCACTATGACGCTGCTGACGAGGACATCTACTCCATCGACAGAAGCGCTAACACATGGTCCTTCGCTGAGGACAACGCTGACTCAAGCAGCGCTAACAGAACACTCAGCCTCGACCATCTTGACACGCTATTCCAGCAAATCTGGGAGCGCGGTGGAAACCCGAAAGTCATCCTAACCGGATATGACACTCTGATGAGACTACAGCAACTGCTACAGTCCCAGCAGAGGTTCATGGAGGAGAAGAGAGTGACCCCAACCTACAACGGCGTCAAGGGTGTTCCCGGTATGGAAGCCGGATTCATCGTCGCTACGTACAACGGTGTCCCAATCATCCCGACCAAGGACATGCCTAAAGACGGTATCAGCAGGATGTACTTCCTCGACACAGACTACCTATACTTCAGCACTGCAATACCAACGCAGTACTACGAGAGTGGAATTGAGACAGGCGACCCATTCGCCATCAACAGGCTCGGTCAGGAAGGACTGTACCGAACCATGGGTGAGATGTGGACGACTTTCTTCGGCGCACAGGGGAGTGTGAGAGACCTCCAGTGAGGTCTCAGGTAGGAGATAAATAGGTAAGGTGAAGAAACATGGCAGACGAACTAACACTAAGCGGAACAGCAACAGCAACCCTAGTAGGGGCATGGGAACTCAGAGCGGGTTCACATGACACGACAGAGCATCTAGCAAGAGGAAGCACATATCCGGGTAACTTGGATGCTTTCAAAGCCCTAAACGGCACTGACAGCGCTTCTGGAGATGCAGCAAACGGATACGACCCAGCACCTAAGATGGCACTAATCAACGTGACAGGCGGCGCAGATGGTGAGACAATCATCCTCGGCGGCGGAGCATCAGCGATTTTGAGCGTTATGTGCACCGATGCCGGTGCAGCAGCAGTAGCAGTTGGAGCATCCTTTACAGGACTAACAGCAACCTTGCAGTACCTAAGCGGGTCTTCCAACGCGACCACAGTGATGATACTGTACAACTGAGGTGATTGAACTGCCCTCAGTGCGCTACAACGGACCGTCTTTCTACAGACGGAGTCCTGACGCGTATACGCCCGATTTCTCTCGGGGAGAGGTCAGGGATGTCTCACAGGAATGGGTCGACCAATGGCGCCGATTCCTCAAGACACCCTACTTCACCATAGAGGGAGACGAGGCACCGACAGCAGACGAAGGTGAAGACGGCATACCTGACGAGTCGTGGCGACGTGGGGACATATCCGCGTGGCTCGACTCTCAGGGTGTCGAGTTCGCACGCTCGTCATACAGGACTAAAACAAAATTGCTACAACTCGTCGACCAGCATCTGAACCCACCAGCACCAGAACCGGAACCGGAACCGGAGCCAGTGGTGGAAGATGAGGTAGAGGCAGTAGTAGAGCAACAACTTGAAAAAGAAACAACAGGAGATGAACAATAATGGCATTTAGCAGTACACAAGACAGCAGAACACACGTATTAGGAGACCTTTTGATGGTCTCTGGAGATTGGAACGCAGCAAGCGTAACCACAGGCTCGATAGTCACAGGTCTTTCAGAGATACTGGCTTGCGGAGTCATGGGTGACACATACGGAGATGTCACTGGTGGTGGAGTCGACGGAGCATTCGCAATCGTCGCAGACGCAGCACCCGGTACACTCGTAGTGGATTGTGTCAGTGGTAACACTGGTTCTTGGTGGGCATTAGGGAAGCGCTGATTGAGGCGGTGACCTAGATGGGAGCAGAAGTTAGAGTCCTAGGACCCTACCCACCCACGCAGTTCAGCAAGGCCGGCACGGCCTACGTCGGCGGAGCGGATAACTCGAGCGCGACTCTGAACGCGAGAATGACCGCTGATGTGGCTGATTTAGGGACTGCTACTAACGTAATATCAGTAGAGCCCGTAGTAGTCTTAGGCAACGTCTATCTCATTGCCTACATAAAGGCGTGATATGTCTTGTTGGGTAACATCTATCTTGTAGTCGGGTCCTTCTCGTGATGAGGGGAGACTATGGGGTTCGAGTTACGCACGCTTGACATCGACGACCTGTCAGTCGCTCAGAAGACCAATGTCCGATACGCAGCAAGCATCGGGGAGGGCAATGTTCTCTCAGAGGACAAGCCCCTCGCCGGTGTGACATCAGAGCAGCGCACACGTAACAAGAACGTAGGCGACGTGCTCAACATAGGCGCTGGCACGCGCTGCAAGCACTGTGGATTCCTGCACTTCATGTGGAGGGAGACATGCGGTGCATGCGAAAAGCCGATGGAGTACAACATGTCACACAGAGACGAGGAGGCGAGACTCTAGATGCCACAGGTTTTCAGCCCCGGTGAGCCTGAGACAAGGCCCCTCGACCCCGATGCCATTGTCTACACCACGCCGCAGAAGGTGGCCGACCTCCTCGAGATAGGACCACAGGACGCTGTGGCAGTGAGCGCAGATTCAGAGAGCACTGGGGTTTTCGTGTCTGGTGCCAATTATCGCAGCATCGGGTTCGCTGTGGGAGACACGCTACTCATCTACAGCGATGCAGACCCACTCGGCCTAGAGCGGACCATCACGGCCATCACATCGACAATCAACGGTGTGAGACTTGGCTTCTCATCATCCATAACAGCAGCGGACTATCAGAGCGCTGACAATACCTACGTCCAGAACACAGCGTCTTTCACCAACGGCAGGACGAGGGGCGTCACGTATGACAAGGTGAAGCAACTCATCCTTCGTTCGCAGGACAGGATAGACAACATGACTCACAACTCGTGGAGGCCCAATCTGGTCGCTGCCGAGTACATCAACTTCGACACGTACAAGCCGTACAGGCGTCGATACTACACCGACTATGTCGGCACCACGCCGCTCCTATTCCGCAACGTGCAGCAGATGCTTCGCATCGAGTTGTGGCAGGGCGACGACTACAGGGAGATTGGCGCCTCCGAGGCTCGACTCAAGATTCCAGACAGCGTACGTTCCCTCTCAGGCTCAATCGTCATGTCTCCCGGCAATGGGAGCGCCGCTACGCTCACGATAGGAACGTCAAGCACACAATGGAGGGCGGACTTCGACAAGATAACCACCGCACAGAACCTTGTTGACCTCATCAACAAGGAGGACAGGGTAAGCAAGGGGACTGTGGAGTTCTCACCTGCATTCACTCTTGAGGGTAGTACTTCCAACGTGGGAGTACATAACGAGTTCCTAGCAACGGCCAATGCGGACTATGGTAGCGGTCATGTCAAGATTTCCAGCATGAGGTCCACACAGGCTGGTGAGGTGTGCAGTATAGTCACTACCGACACCAACATAGAGATATCACAGACTCAGATAAACAAGGCCACCTTCAGCAGCCTCAACAGCACGACCATAACAGTGGACGATACAAATGGATTCGCAGACGCTGGTGTCGTTGTTGACGCCAGTGGTGACGTCTTCAGTTACACCGGCAAGACAGCCACAACCTTCACCGGTTGCACAATCGTGGTTGGCTCTGCGCTCTCTGACATAGCAGGCGCACTCACTCAACACCTCATGCAGGTCGACCTACAGGGCGGGAGTTCCAGCGGTGATAGAGGTAGGCTCCGTGATTACTGGTTGGACCACGAGATGGGAATAGTCTACTTCAACAACTCATATCCTTTCTTCGAGTGGAACGCCGTCAAGGTCGCGTACATCTACGGTGAGAGATATGTCGAGAAGGCCATCGAGGATATCTGCACCAAGATGGTGGCCATCGAGTTGCTGCTCAGCGACGACAGGAGCGTCCTCATACCAGAGGGCTCGCAGAACGTGGACCTCGCATCCAAGATTCAACTCTACCGTCAGGATATCGACAGGATGCTACCACGTTACATCGAGGTGATTGCCTTTGAGTAGGCCGTCGTTCGAGACGAAACTGCTGCTCAAGCAAGTCACTGACCACTTCAAGACCAACGACGAATTGCAGAAGCAACTACATGATGCCTTCTCACAAAGCCCCCAGCCTCAGAGGGAGAGGATAGAGCAGGAGGAGCGCTCGCTCTCCGATATACCGGATGGTGGACAAGCAGATGAGGGTACTATCATGAGGATAGAATCCAGAATGGTCACCGAGAACTCCAGTTACAACAATTACAACCTAGACTTCAAGGGAGGGGCGATAGTGCCAGACACACAGTCGTACCTCAGAAAGGTGGAGGACAACAGCGCCATACGCGCATTTGAGAGAAAGGTGGTGAGGAAACGTGGTCGCAACATACAGTGAGGGAATCAATCTCGTCATCGATACCCTCATCGATAACTGGAACAGGGGCAACACCGACGGCTTCAAGCCAGTCATCATCGACGTGGCCGATGTCAGCCCCGAGACCGGCAAGCGACTTGACATGCGAAACAGGGACTACGTCATCGTGTTCGAGACGGCGCACAATGAGGAGACACCGGAACTCCTCTATGACTTCGTCACCACTAGGATAAACATCACACTCGATGCGAGAACCATGAGGAGCCGTCGACATCAGCAGTTGATGGAGAACGAGATTCGCAGAATCATCCACACCAAGAGGAAGGGAGATGGTACCAACATGGACAGGCTTGTGTACAAGACTCGCACCGATTTGTCCGACAGGACCAAAATACTCTTCAGAACCACGTTCCAAGTAGAAGTTGTTATCTTCTCCGAACTCATCCCATAGGTGTAGACATGCCATCGACAGTGTACAAGGGAGATTTGACCGAAGTCACATTCGGTCACGAGACGGGTGTGGTTCTCCCACATGGGTACGCAGGCTCATTCAAGTTCATCGCCAAGGCAGGGGAACACGACCTCGTGAAGGACACCAGTATCATCACCTTCAGCGGTGGTGCGGCATCCACCCCTGTCAACAACGGCCTACTCGCATTCCCAGTCGGTATGCTCGTGGGCTCAAAGGTCGTCTTCAGCATCAAGAGCACCAGTCCCAACTTCAGCACTGATGATGACTTCTCCGTCTCTGGTCGTTCCTACACCATCATCAAGCACGCCGTCGCTGGGGGTCTCA